AGGCTGTGCAAGACCTCATTGCGTGGGAGCCGATCAAGGTTCCGTCCGCCAACCTCATCCCCGTCGATGACGTGGCCCTCGCGGATACCGTGCTGCCTGACGGCACCCCGGCCATGACCCGCATCGTAGATGGTGTGAAGTCGATTGTTCGTTCGGACACGTTCGCCAACCTGGGACGGTTCAACGATGACTTCAACGGTGCCAGCTACGCATCCCTTGAGGAGCGCACCTACGAGGCTACTGGCGGTGCCCCGGCGCTCGCCGTGGGCGAGTTGAACGGTGGACGCCAGTTCTTCATCCAGTACGGCATGGATGAGAACCTGCACGATGGCACTACGGGCCTGGATTTCATGCCTTACCTGTTGTTCCAGTCCTCGCTGGACGGTTCGCTTGCGAACACTTGGTCGCGTGGCAGCATCATTGCGAAGTGCGACAACATGTTCCCGCAAATCCGCCGGGAGGCGCGTAGCAACTCCCAGGTTAAGTTCAAGCGTTCACGGTTCTCTGGTGAGCGCATGGACAATCTGCCGGCGTTGCTGGGTGTGCAGGCCCAGAACACCCAAGACTTCGCCCGTCACATGGTGCGGATTCCGGTGTCTCGTCAGCAGTTCGTTGACACGATGAACCTGCTGGTGGCCTTGCCTGACCCTGAGAAGGTGTCGAAGGCTGCGGTGACCCGTGTCCAGAACAAGCGCGACACCATCGACGCCTTGTACCAGAACAGCCCTATGGTGGCTGACTGGAACGGCACCGCGTTCGGTGTGTTCCAGGCGTTCAACACCTACCAGAACCGCGAGGTTCAGGTTCGTGGTGCTAACCGCATCGACCGCCAGTTCGACCGGGTTCTGCGCGGCGTCACCGCCGACGAGGATGCGGCCACGCTGGACGCTCTTGAGCGTGTGTTGGGCCGCGAGTTGGTTGCGGTCTAGTTCCCTACGGGGGAGGGCAATTCGCCCTCCCCCTTGACATCAAACGATAGGTATGGATAATGGGTATGGCTGAGTACGAGTTCAATCACATCTTCGACACCGCCGCTGTGGTCTGGTCAGGTTTCGAAGACGCTGACCTGCGCGACGGTGTGCTTCATCTGGCTGCGGAGCTTCTGCTGCCGGATACGGAGCAGGACTACGCCGTGGTGGTGTTGCGGTATGCGTTCCGTGGCGCTACGGGGATGCACTGATGACCTGCTCACACGGCGACGATTGCCGGCACTGCTTGAAAGACCTGTTCGACCGACACATCAACAAAGGAGAAATGAAATGACCGACACCGTAACGATTCTCAAGCGCACCACCACCGCAGGCGACACGATCTACCGGGCGCACTGCAACCGCTGCCTGAAAGACCTGCTGGGCAAGCACGGCTCCGACACTGCGGTGACGAAGAGCACCGTGGTCAAGTGGGCGCAGGATCACCTGTCCAAGCACGAGTTCCGGGCGACGTGGCCTGAGCGGATGGTCAGCTACGGCTACGAGATTGCCGGCACTATCGAATTGGAGGCGTAATGGCTTGGGAAGTAGTGAAACCTGTCCGCTACTACAAGGTTGAACTGGTGGTATCCACCGACGAGTGGAACCAGCAAGACCTGATCGACGTGTGCTGGTACACGTTCACCGGGCATGACAACCTCACGCTCGTTCAAAACATCGTCTACTCCGTAGACGGTGCCCAATACGAAGAGGAAGAGGATGCCTGACTATTCGAGGTTTAAACCCGCCGTCAAGCGGTGGGATGTGTATGACGCCGCCGATCACCTGGACGACATTTCGCCGGCACTTTACCGGGCCTTCGAGATGAAGGACTGGAACGAAGTCATCAAGCTGGCTGAGTACGTCAGCGAGTGGGCCGACAAGCTGTGGGCCATGTCAGTACGCGAGGGTCAAATCGGCCCCGCGCCTTTCTATCAGGAGGTTTAACTGTGTTCACAATCAAGGGCGAAGATATGGCGGAACTGCTGCGTTGGCTGCACATTGCGCGTGTAGACATCAACGCCTACCTCCAAGCGGAGGAGTCGGGTGACTTCTGCGAGGAACACCTCGCGGATTTAGCGTCGGAGGCGGGTGGCGCCGCAGGCGTCTTCTGCACCACCGTGGAGAGGTTGCTATTCGATAAGGAGAACTGGTCTAAATGACCCGATTCGTAGGCGCTGTGCTTGTTGGCCTACTCCTGTTGTGTTACACCACGCCCGACGCGGACGCAGCCCGCGTCGGGGCAGTGACCTTGGTCACTGAGTGAAACAAACGCTTGATGCAACACCCATATAAGGGGGGTAGTTCTTCTGTAAGCCGGGGGAGGTTTTAGACCTCCCCCGGCTTAAGTTAACTTATTCTTCAAGACCGTTAGATAACGCCTGTTCAGCACACCCGCACACGATTTGACGTAATTTGCGAGCGTGTGGTTAGATGCAGGCAAGCCAATTGACAGCAAACAATTTGCCGGCTAGAATAATTGGCATGACAAACAAAAACCCATTCGGGGAGGGCGAGCTTCCTGAGCTTTCCCTGTCCGTGATCGAACAACTGAAGCAGAAAGGCTTCACAGGCTCAGACATAGCACGGCTGTACGGAGTGTCGCGACAAGCAGTCTCATGGCACTCACGCACCTACAACGGCACACGCACACCACGCCAGCAGGTGCTTGAAGACAACTTCCCGTGGACGGTCAGCAAAGAACAAGAGCGTTGCTCCGCTCACCGCAGACTCCGCGATCACGGGGAATACATGGTCACAGGTGGCAAGGGTATGTCTGAGGACAAACTCAGCCGTCTGCGTGGCTTTTACAAAATGCTCAAGGATCAGGTACTTGAGTATGATCCGGCGTTGCCGCCGATAGACGGCTTCGCCTCCAACGGTGGGTTCGCCCTCCGTCGCCGCACCAAACGCGACGGTGACCTACTCATCCGGGTCAACAAGCACACCAACTTGTCAGACCAAGGCCGCATGATTTGGAGGTTCCCACCTAGGGAGCCGTAACAGAAAGAGATATGCCAGTGACCTGCACCGCTAACACAGGGTTATTCACACGTTTCGAGCAATGCTGGTTCTCAGCAGTCGAAACAGTGTGTGAGCAGGGGGGAAGATACATGATCGTGTACCGGAGCGTGTTAGTCGAGGACACAGACGTGATTTTTACGGATGTGGCTGACATGCTCCGGGCCGCGACACTAGTGGTCAGCGACACCGTTGACGATGACAACATGATGTTCGGGAGGGCCGTGTGGCAACTGTGGGAACTGTAGAACACCGTTCGGTGTCTCAGATAAAGCTGTATGAGCGTTGCCCTCAGGCGTACAAGCTTTCGCGCATCGACAAGGTGTGGCAAAGGCCGGCAGCGTGGCTGGCACAAGGGTCTGCGGTGCATGAGGCCGCTGAAGCCTACGAGCGGTCAGGCCGCACCATGACCGTCGAGGACGCCCAAGAAGTGTTCCGCGAATCGTATGCCTCGCATATCGGTGAGGCGTGCGAGGTCACGCCTAACTTCCAGGCGTGGTTCGCGTCGGGGCCTTACCACGGCGAACTTGACATCGAACGAAGGTTCCAGATCGGGTTGGATCAGGTGGTGAAGTACATCGACTGGTACAACAGTCATCCGACTGAGGTCATCTGGATCGCACCTGACGGGACGCCGGGTATTGAACTGGGTTTCGACATCAACCTGGATGGTGTGCCGATTCGAGGCTTCATCGACGCGGTTATCAGTTCGCAAGGCGTGACTGTTGTCCGCGACAACAAGACCGGGAATCATCCCGGTGATGACTTCCAGTTAGCTGTTTACGCAATAGCCTTGGCTGAGTCCTATGGGACGAGGCCGCTGTGGGGCGACTACTGGATGGGCCGCACCGGGAAGCCCACGCTTCCGCTGATGCTGAATGAGTGGACACGCGAGAAGGTGTCCGCGAAGTTCCGCGAGCTTGAAGACAACATCCAAGCCGGCAACTTCGAGGCAACGCCTGAGGCGTCGAAGTGCCGATTTTGTGACGTGGCCTGGGCCTGTGACTACGCTGTGTAAGGAGATTTGACATCAAACAAGAATTGCCTACACTAATGACATACGAAGACATCGTTCTCTACCACAAGGGCGACGATTCGTTGACGAAATACGTTAAGGCTGTGGGCACATACAACCCGCCGTCTGGCAGGCCGATCCCGTTGTGGGCGGCTGAGGACATCGTGGAGAAATGTGAACAAGGGCACCTGCTGCACTGCCTGGGAGCGGAGTGCAAGACGTGTGGGTTCCTGCAACGAATAGGGAGGTTTGATGGAGTACCGCAAGAGAATTGAGCTAGACACCAGCACCGACTACTGGTTCGTGGAGCTAGGCCAGTTGCACCGTCTGACAGGTGACTCTTCGTGGCCGTTTCCTACGGAGGTCGCGGCCAGGAAGTTCGCGGTTGCGAATAAGAACCTCGCGAAGCAGAAGTATGGGCAGGAGCGCGACGTGAGGATCAGGTTCCCTGACGGCACAACGGAGGAGATTGGTTATGAGTAAAGAAGACTATGAGATGCAGCCGGTGGTGCTTCTTGAAATCACGCTGAAGCGGACGATCTTCCCTGACGGGAAACAAGGTTTCGCTATGGACACCCCTGAAGAGTTTTCGTTCCTCGAAGCGTTAGGGCTGATGGAGGTAGCGAAGTGGAAGCTGCACCAGCAGATGACCCAACTGTACGGAGGTTAGATGTTCACACTCGCGCAATCGTTATTCATCAAAG